CTTTAGCCCCACCTGTTATTATTTCAGAGGGTTTTATTTTATCTAAATAACCACCAACCAGCTTATCTATTTCTGCTTGAGATTTGCCACCAAATGATTTTAATCTACTCCCTACTACCGATGTAGGTACTCCTTGCTTCATGTCTTTTAAGCCAGATACTCTAACTGTTGAGCTACCTAAAGGGGCATGATAAGTAAAAGTCCTACTTGTTCCAGCTAAATCCTTTCCTAATGTTTCTTTCATCCATGATTCTTTATAAACAGGTTTCCCATCTTCAACACTTTTTTGTACTGGGCTTTTATTAATTTTAATATTAAGGTTTTGCTCTTGGTAATTAAGTTTATTGCTACTAGTTTTATTGTGTCTAAGCACAGCCTTTCTGTAGATATTAGCCATCAATTCACTACCGTGTGATCCAGAATGTCTGACAGTTATATAAGGATCTCCCTCTTTTATTGCCTGTTTTATATCTGCTTTTGCTTGGTTTGATACGTGTCTAATCTGGTTCTTAAGTGCTTTAGAATTAAAGTTTACAATTTTTTCAGGAAATTTACTTACAGCTGATACATTATTGCCTAAAACATTGGGATGAAGTCCAGCTTTCTTTAAAGCGCCTTGTAGATAGTTATAAGTCTTAGGAGCATTTTCTTTTAACTGTGCAAGTCCTGTGCCAATGCCGCCTTTAGATATAACAGTCTCTCCACCTTTAGGAATTTTAGCAATAGCTTTATCAATGTTTGCTTTATTAGATGCAAATTCACTATCAATCATGTATTTATTTGGAGAAATTTTGCTTGGAATCCCAAAGGCTCCTGGCTGATTTCGGATTACTGCTTGTCCTCCTTTACCCCAGCCCTCTACATTGTCAGCAAATACATAAGTCTTACCAGCTGGTGTTTCTCCTTTTTTTAATCCACCAGTCTTACGATCCGCTACCAATACTCTCTGTAGTTTGGTAGTAATGGGTTTGATCTTGCCCATGCTAGAAAACATAGCATGGCTCTCTAATCCCTCTGTTTTGCCCTCTGAAACCTCTTTAGCTAATGTTCCATAGTAATAGGCAGAATGGGCTTTAAGAGCGCCTTTAAGAGCGTATTTGCCTAGTTTGTATCCTACTCGTAGTGCAAGTGGGAGCATAGCTACTCCTTGATAAGTTCTTTAGCCATAAATTCGGCTTGTTTTTGAGTATATCCTCTTAACTTTTTCATTTCTATGTAGTCTTTAGTCTTTTTAATCTTTCTTTCTTTGGCTTCTTTGGCTTCATTTTCCAAAATTTTTGCTGCCTTAGCTTCCATTTTCTCTAATCGATTCATGCTCTTCTTAATTTTTGGCGTTTAGCCTGTAGATTTTGTGGATTATAACGCTTAAGACTAGCTGATTGTACTTGTCTATAAGCCTCATTAGGAGCATCTCTGCCTACAAAATATTGAGAGTAGGCTTGTTTATTCATTTTCTTTGGAATGACCTTAACATTGGTCCGACCATCCATGCTTGGGATCACAATCTGCTCTGTTGAAGAGTCTCCAGAGATTTGTGAATTATATTCAGGCGTCTCTACTCTTGCTGGAGTTTCTGTATTGTTTGCTGAATCTAGTTTATGTTCGTTGTTTTTGATGACATTATCTTTCCCACCTTTAACACCGTCATAACCAGGATCTTGAACTTTAGTCTCTGTATCTTCTCCGCCAAAAGCTAATAAACCACCAGTACCATACAAACCTACCTTACCTACGGCTACACTTTCTTTAGACCATCTACCACCAGAAGCTGCAATTTCTTTTCGTCTTTCATTAACCATAGCCATCTTTCTGCTTTTGTGTACATTGATCCCAGGATTATAAGGCAGTCCACTTCCTTTCATAACCCCACCGCCAGGCATAGGTTTATCGTATGTTAGCTGAGGTTTATATTTGTTGTAGTAGAGAGTAGATTTGTCGCCTCTTCTAAAAAGACTATAATTTGGATCTTTCCAAGCTTTTGTTGCCTGAGTTTTATAAGCTTTGAATTTCCTTTGAACATCTTGGACTACAGCTTTTCCGTATTTGCCAGTAGCAGCTTTATAGCCTTTATGGAGCAAACTTGCTCCACGACTCAAAGTGGCTGTGCCGCCAATTAATGGTAGAAGAAACCCAGCCATTTAGTTACTCCATAGAATATCAAACATGGATTTTTTCTTCTTAGGTGCATTAGGGTGCATCCTAGATCCATGAATAATTTTTTGTCTTGCACGAGCAGAACCTATCCCAGGCGCCTCGTTATAGACTGTACTGTTGCCTGTCCTAATTCCATATTTTTGATGACCAGCACGTTCTTTAGCTTTCCAAGCTTTCATCTCTGCCGTATTCTCACTGTGATAAAGATGTGGGTGTGCTTCCAATTGATTGTTAAAAAGCATAGACGGTTTAACGCCTTTAGAATGTACTTGGATTGTTGGCGCTCCAGATCCCTGAGCTGACTTAGGTCCTCTTGGCGGCTTTGTAGATACTTGTCCGATCAATTTTTGTGAAGCGTTTCTACTCCAACCGTAGTTAGTAGTCGTTCCTTTTTTCTTAAAAGGATTGACTGGTGAATTTTTCCAATCGTAATTAGCCATTACTTACCTCTCTTCTTAGGGGGTCTGCCTCTTTTCTTTCCATATGTTCCTGGTCCTTTTGGCATACTATCCTCTCTTTATACTTACACTCTAAAAAATTTTTTTAAAGCGCATTAATTACTTCTCTCTCTTTATACCACGAGAAGTTAAGGATTGTGAAGTACTTTTTTGGAAAATAATGTGAGAACGGTAGGGGATAGCATACAGGACAAGTGTTTTTTGGGGGCACACCCCCAAAAGAACACGTGACACTTTGTAGATTCGCTAGGAAGTCACGGTACTGTGGCACTATGACGAGCGTATCCAGTATCCTCACGGTCAGCTCATCCCTTGTCATTCCTAGTGATACACGAGATACATCATATCCTTTCTCTTTCTTTTGCTAGGAGGGATTAAATATTCCCTGTTTGCCACCTTTAGGTGGTTTTTCATACTTTTGTACGAGATGACACTTCCTGTGTTTGAAGAATAGTTTCCCAATAGAGACGACATCCCTGTCGTCACTTTATTATGACCGAACTCTGTTCGGTGTCGATTCTTCAACATCTAGTACAAAAGCATGAAGGAGCATTCATGCAGGGAATATTTTTTTTCTCTGTGTTAATTATTCGCTTTTAAGCGAGGAGTCAATTATGACAAGTAAAGATAAAGGAAAACAACTAGCTATTCAAATAGAGAATCTAGTTAATGACGCCTGTAGTGGTATTGTCAATGTGAAAACTAAGATGATATCCAACACTGCGATGAGAGATGAGCTTTGTAGAAAGATAGGCTTTCTATTTCAATCCAAGGTTCAATCTAATCGAGAGGCTGTTAAGCAGAACAGTAAAATAGCTGATGACCTTGACAGGCAATACCAAGAGGCTACTCAAGACTTCGAGGCTATGTCACAAGCATATGTTATCCTAAGTCAGAGGTTCCCTAGGAGGCAAGCTAAGACACCAGAAGAACTACATAACGAGTTATTCGGTAAGTAACTAGCTAACGAAGAATGACCTTAGTCAATCCTGAAACACAGATACTCATGACATGAAATGAAATACAGGATTCGGCTAAGGTTATTTTTTAAAAAAGCCCCACTATATCCTTAATATATGTTGGCGTTCCATCGCCCATTCAAATTCCAATTCATATATCGCTCAGCGATCCATCAATTAAACCAATCATATATCAATTCATTACAATATAATGTAGAATATAAGTATAAAACAAGGAGAACAATCATGTTTGAAAAACTAGACGTACTTACTCAGCTACTACATCAAGCTGAGAGATTAAACGACAACAACATCAAGTATCTACCAGAGGAACATAAGAATACATCACTTGAATCAGGAGCTAGATGTGACCTCTCTTATCATCAAGGGTATAGAGATGGCATTCAATCTATCTTATCTATCATTCGTATAGACTATGAGCTTGAGCGTGAGGCTATGGAAAATGAGTCTGATGCTATGTATCTGGATCATCTAAGAAATAGATGTTATGACCTTGAGTTTTCTAAAGAAGGTCTAATGACTGATGTAAGTCATATGACTAGAGAAGAATGTATTACATTCCTTAAAGATAAAGGAGTGTGGAATAAATAAGAAACTGCCAGGCTGACTGAGTCTGGAGTATCTGTGGGATAGATAGATGGCGTAACACCTGTAAATAACTTGCAAGTTATCTATCTATCCTTAATGAATTACCTAGTGAGGTTAGTAGTGAAAGAAAAATATAGATTATGAGCAATCATAATGCACATGAACAGAAGTTAGGTAATGGGATAGATAACGATAAAAGGAGTAGCGTATGTCATTAGTGCAAACAACAATGCGCAAGTTGTCGTGAAACGGAAGTTATCTATCCTTAATGAATTCCTTACGGTCGTAAGGATGTTAACAAACAAGGAGGCAAT